TTACTTTAACACGACGGTAGTAGTAGTTTGCGTTCGCAGTTAGATCACCAGTTGAACCAGATGCATCATCTAGGTCAACGAATGGGTTAGCAACTAGACCGTAACGAGTCTTGAAGCCAATTTTTGGCTGGAAGCTGTTAGGATCAACTGCACGAACCATTTGTAGTGGAACATATGGGCAATAGAACAAGCCAGCATCGAATGCTGAAGTACCCTTGTAACCAACTACGAAGAACTGAGTTGCAGATACGTTGGCAGTGTATGGATCAACATATACTTTGTACTTGCCGTTTAGAACACCAGCAAAAGTAGTAGAAGTATCATCGATGTTCAATGCGCTGTTACCTTGTAGAGCAGGAGTGTAGTCAAGAACACCAGCCATCGCTAGAGCAGACGCTACGTCAGCTGAAGTGATGATGAAGTTACCACGACCACGACGAGTTTGTTGACCGATTGCATTGGCTTCACGCTCGATTTGGAACATTAAACCTTTGAACTTCTCAACAGACCAACGACCATTAGAATCAGTATCTAAGTCGAAAGTACCAGCAGTAGTAGTACCAACTGCTGCACCTGCTTTTGCAGTTTTGTAGATTGTACGGATAACTTCACGATTGATTTCAGCAAGGATCTCTGTTGAAAGAATGTTGCTCAATTCGCCTTCAGCATCAAGACCATGAACAGATTTCATATCTTGTGCTAGTTCGATTGAGTACTCAGCTTTCAAAGCACGAGTCTTAGCAGTTACAGAAGTTTTCTCGATAGAGAAAGCCATTGCACCGAAAGAACCATCACCAGTGCCACCTTGACCAAGACGCTCTGCTGCAGATGTTGCTAGACCAGTACCAGTAGTTTCAGAACCACCGAAGTCATAAACACCAGAGTGAGTGCCAGTACCAGCAAAGTCAGTATCTGCTTCGTTGAATAGAGCCTCAGTACCACCTTGAGTGCTGTAACGTGACTTCATTGCGAAAATCAAGCCAGTTGGTTGAGTCATTGGTTGAACACCAGCAACATCATAAGCGATAAGTTGTGGCATTGCACGACGAACCAAAGAGATTAGAACTGGATCAAACTTAGCGAAACCGCCAGTATCACCATAAGAGCCAACAGCGTTAGCTGGTGCTGCTTCGTTCAACTCGCCCATTGCTTCGTGACCACGACGCAATTCACGCTCTTGGTTTTCTAATAGAACTGCAGTAACTTCTTTAATGTAGTTATTTTTGATTGGGGATGCAGCTTCTGAGTTCAGAACTGGAGCCCACTTCTTAACTAAATCTTGACGATTGATAGTCATTTTATTTTCCTTTATTTATTTTTGTTGAGTGCTGATAGATACGCAGACATAGTTGGATCAAGTTTTGGCTTGTTCTCTTCTGTCAATGTTTCTACTGGAGCATCAGTAACAACTGATTTAACATCAGCAGTTGCCTTTGTTGTGAAATAATTTTCACGGATAGTCTTTACTTTAGTCTCAAAAGATTGTGCATCTTCGTATGACAACTCTTCAACAAGACCAGTAAACTTTTCTACTTCAGTGTCAGTTAGACCTTCACTGATTGACTTAACGATTTCAGCACGCTTCTGTTCAGCGATAGTCTTAGACATCTCGATGTTAGTTGCCATCTGTTCATTAAGTTTTGCTTCAAGTTCTTCAATCTTGTTTTCCATTTCGCCAAGCACATCGAAACGCTCTTCAGGAACATCGATGTAGTGCTCTTCGAATAGGTTCTTCATACCAGCCACGAAACTCTCAAGAATTTCAGACTTCATTCCACGCTCTAGGGCAATTTCATTATCTTTCATCCACTGCTCAGCTACATAGCCGAGATATCCATCAACTTGTTCAACAAGACCCTCTACATTCTTTGCAACTTGCTCAGCAAGTTTGCTTTCGAATTCTTCTTCTAATCGTGCTACTTCTTGCTTAACACGACTCATAACTGCAGCTTCATAAATGGTAGTTGCTTTCGCTTTGAACTCTTCAGAAAGTTCTTCACCATTCATAAGTGCATCAATATCTTCCTTGACACCTTTTAGGTGGCTAGGCTCAGCTGCAACCGCACCTTTGGTCGCTGCGTTTTCTTTCTTAGAAGTACCACCCTCTGCTTCTTTTTCATCTTCGACATTGTTTTTAGCATTGTCTGGGTTTGGATTTTCTGCAGCAGGTTTAACTTCTTCTTCAGTGATCTCTTCCACAACCTCGTCTGCTACTTGCTCAGCAAGTTTTGCTTTTTTAGATTCTGCTAAGATTTCAGCAATTTTTTGTTCGATTGACATCGTTTTCTCCTGTAACTGGATAGTTCTGTTATATTATTTATTATTTATCTGATTTTACTCAGAAACTTTTGGAAAGCGACTATCTTTGCTTCCTCTAAATTACGAGAAGAAGTTTTTCTAATAATAGCTTTAACTTCTTCAATATGTTTTTCCACAAACTTTCCATCAACAAATACCCACTCTTTATTCTCCATAATGCCTCTAACATAAGCGTCAGGAGCAGAAGGGTCAGCAACGATGTCAGCTGCAGTGGACAGCATAAAATCGTCTTGAACAACTTGAATACCATCTTCATTTACTTTAAGAGATCCAAGTGCTCGACTAGAAACTCCAAGGTTAGCACCGCCATCTAAAAGACCACGAGCAATTTGACCCATTGGAGTTTCAAGAATCTTTGCTTTACCGATATAATTAGTGCCTTCTTTTTGTAAAGAAACAATTAGGTGTGATACACGATCTAAATTAATAGATGGATTATCTGGATGACCCAGTTCGCCATAGGCACGATTATTTTGTACTTGTTCTTTCATATAACGAGCAACTTCTTTATCCATAACTGATTCTGGATACATGCGTCCGTTACGGTTTTTTAATTCTGATTGAAGGAATACACCTTCAATAAAATATTCTTTACCCTTACCCTCATGGAGTTCAGTAACAAGATTAACTTTTTCTGTAACTTCTCTAATAAGTCTCATTTAATTAACTCCCTACTGCAGTTTGATCATCGTATGCACCGAATACTGCAGTTTCTACCTTAGTAGCATAACCACCAACTTTGCGTAAAGTTAAGTATACTTGTGCTTCTGCGCCAGCAACTGTGACAACAACATCACTGGTATTTTGAATACTGTCAACAAATCCGTAACCAGCAGAAAAATCTAAATCACCAGCATCAGCACCATTAAGTGTTAAAATGTTAACTGAATTTCTAGTGATAGTAATAGTACTATTGTTTAACCCACACCACTTGCATGCAACAATATTAACTGTTTGTGTCGCACCATCTAGTGCTTGAGTCGATGCCAATAAATCTGCACTAATATCAATGGTGGCAGCAGCTGCAGTACCAGCAACTTTTACTACTGATTCTTGATTAGTGTTCTTAAGAACTGTTTTAGTAACTGCCATTGTGTTCCTCTATTTGTTTAAGCACATGAAAGAAGTTTTCTTTTGATTCTCTCATATACTCAATAATCTCTGTTTGTTTTTGTAATAAATTATTTAGGTGTTCTTGAGTTCGCAAATCAATTGCTACAATTGAATCGTCTTCAAGTACATAATGCAATTTATTTTCAACAAGTCTATCAAGTTTATTTAACTTTCTAATTTCATGAACAACTGGGTCTACACTAAACATATGAGAAGAAGCAAGCTGTAAGTATGTTTCGATTAGCGTATCTGTAACTTTAACATCGTAATATTCTTTAATAATATTCGCTACTGTATGTTCAGACAATTCCTCGTATAGTTCTTTTGATACTTCTTCTTCTAATTGATGCGAAATGTAGTCTTGTTTAATATGTTCTCTTGCTTCTTCTAACTCTGTAAACTCTGTTTCAATACCATTTATTAAAATTTTACCGTCATCAGTCTTTTCAATTAACTGAAGATAAGATCTAATGCTTTCAACAACATTAGATCTTTTAATAGATTTGGTAAACTCAGTATAATACATTAGCCAACTTGTTGTTCTGGCTCAACAGGATTTTCTTCAACAACTTCTTCTTGAGTTTCCTGTCCAGCAAACATGCTTTGTGCTACATCAGCACGCATAGTATCTAATCTTGTAGATAATTTTTCTGCCATTGCAGCTGCAAAAGCATTTTGTGTTCCTAAAGCATCACCAGAGGCAATCGCATCTACTAAATTGTGTACTGTTTCATTCATAATATTCTCCTGTTAATTTGGCCAAGTGCCAGTTTTTAGTTGTTTAACTTTAGCTGACTCTCGTTGTACTGGTTGTTCCTCTGTTGCTTGATCATCTTCTTGTGGCTGTTGTTCTTGCTCTTCAGGTTGTTCAGTATTCTGTGCCATATAATTTTGTGTTGCAGCTTGTTGTGCACCATCTAACATTCCTGCTTTTTCTGCTTGACCAAGTTGAATTTCTTGTTCATCAGAGATTTCTTTTTCAATCTGCTCAATCTCATCTTCATCTAAACGAAGAATATTTTTACGAACCCAAGTTTGGCTATAATATTTACCAACATATGGATCCAATGCTTGCAGACTTTGAATTCTT